AGCAGATACCCCATCAATCCAGGGTTCGTACCATTTACCGCTCGCAAAAGCATTCTCATACTTTTGAAAATGATACTCTGGATGAAAATACAAGCGGCGGGCGTATGGAGTACTGGATACTAGCGAAACTTTTCCTTGCTTACTTTTGGACGTATCTACAAAAGTGGATTCATTTTGAAGATTTCCAGTATCGCGAGGCATAATCTCCGCCTGTATCACTTCTGTATGTAATGCTTCTGCCGTCTGTTCTAAGGCTTCTACTTGTGCATCCGTCAATTCTCTGATTTTTGGAAGATTCAATCTTATTACAGAACTTACTTTCATCATACCAGTGTCACCTCTGTATAATTAACGCTTCCATCCGGGTTGCGAGCTTTTCTTCCCTGTTCGATTCTTCTTTTTGCTCCGAAGATTGTCGCAGTTCCACTAGAGATAACTGGAAGTTCCGGGCAGATATCGCCCGGAAACAGTGCTGTGCCTGTAACCTGTACCGTCTTCTTTTCTGTTGTCAGTACTGTTCTGGCTTTATCCTGATAGTTGCATTTACCCATGAACTTTATCGTTTCGAGAGGTTCTCCATACTGGTTTAAGCCCTCTCTTTCAAATTCACAGGTAACGTCTGTCTTGCACAAGCTCTTTTTTACTAAACATGGATATTTCATCCTCTCACCTCGCTAACCTGCAGCATAGACCCGTCTGCGACAACAAAGCATAGGTATCTCTTTTCATCGCCACGCCTTTATCGGTGTAGACGTTCCAACTGCTTCCGAAGCTTGCTGATACTCCATTGATGCTGTAACTAGATAAGATCATATTAATTTCATCGGCATTCTCGTATTCAAAGTCTGCTTGTTCGCATATGACTTCTTTTATGATGTCTTGCTGATATTCTGTCAGATTAAGAAAGCCCTGACTTACGATACGATTATAAGTCAGGGAATCAATATGTCTTGAAGCTTTTTTGAGAGCTTTGCTGAGCTCCTCTTCAGGGATTATGTCGCCCTCATACCTGTTCAGGTAATAATCCGCATTTACATATGATTTATATGCCATATGTTCACCTTACGCTTTACCGCGTTTTCCTTTTGGTGCTGGAGTTTCGGTTTGAACCTCTTCTACTGCCTCTTCCATTGGAACCTCTGCTTTCATTGGTTCTTCCACTGTGTACCCATGTTCTTTAAACCATTCAATTAAGTGAGGGTCATCTGTCTCCCCCGTTCCGTTGCAAAAGGGAACGGAAGCAGAGATTCCTGTATATTCCTTATTTGGACTATAAACTTTCATTATATGTCTCCTATTTTACTTTAATATTTCTGAATACGCCCGCTGCCTTGGATGTTTTTAATGCAATCGCTGCATTCATTTCTACTTCTCCGGTTTTTACTGCTCCGGCAGTAGAAAAGTCTGGAAGCCAGGTCTGCACCGGCGCTACTCCTGCAAAAGAAACTGCGTGAAGTCCATCCAATGCCAAACGTCCAACATAGAGGGAAGTAGTGCCGTCCGCTGACTTAATAGGGACTACTTCCTCGTTTGTTCCCACTTTCGTTTTCATGTCAACGAACGGAATGCCTCCATAGCTTTCTACCTGATTGCCCCAGTTATCCTGTGTTACCTGATACATACTTGCCCGGCGCGCACATGCTCGAATCTTAGAAATTAATTTGTTATTTCCTGCAATGAACGAAGGTCTGCCATCTAAACCACCAAGAAATTCATCGAGCATATCAAGAAAATACTGATAATTTTTCGTTACCAGTTCCGATGTAGATAAATCAATCGTCCCTGCTATATTGTATTCTGTACTGCTGCCAGTCAGAGCTTTGTCAAGACCGTCAAAAGCTTTTGTGTCTTTTGCGGAATCTCCATTAATAAATGTATCATTGAATAATGCCTGTGCCGCCTTAATCTTCTGAGCCTGTTGAAGCTCAACCTCGCTTACAATTCCGCCCATGTTCGCGATAACACGGTCAATCTGGTAAGCGCCACCGAAGACTTTAATCTCTACTGTGTGGCGTTCTTTTGTTGCTTCACTTGGTACATATTCTTTATTGATTTCACGAAATGCTGCCGTTGGCTGTGTCTTTAATCTTGTATAGCTGTAAGACGGCGTTGCTCCACCGCCTGTCGGTGTCACTGCATCATCAAATGTGATGTGTTCTAAAATCCAGTTTGATTTTTGAAATTCATCAATAACCCCCATCTGGAGATCATCCTGTACATTTTTCTTTGC